GCCCTGCACCTGCAAGGTTTTAACGATTGTAGAACTATCAGGCTGGACGTTAGTGATCTCCACATTGTCAAAGTACTCTAGCCCGATGATCGTGTCAGTAGGCACGTTAGGATCGAGTAGATCGATCGTCATGGCATCGATTCGGATCGTAGTCTCTTTACGAGTAGCGACATAGATGTCAGCGATATCCTGAACCTGAGCGTCTGTCTGCGCTATAAGGTTCTCGACGTTCATGCCATGAGGGAAGTACTTAGCGATAGAGTCCACGTCACTAGATGAGACTGTAGTGCCATCGACTCGCTTCATTGTGGCATTGTTAATGATGAGCTTGTCATCGAAGGCGAATTTAAGATTAGCGTAAGGTATGCCAGATGTCTGATTAAACTGGATAGGAGTAGTAGCCAGAGATCCTACTACCGAGGCACGATCCTTAAACTCTACTTCACCATCTGCTCTAAGGTAAAAGGCTCCCTGCTCTGTAAACTCGGCAACCTGAATCGCTGCAAGGCTTGACCGAGTAGTCGCTGGATCTGCCTGAACTGTCGTAGATCCAGTATCGATCAATCTCATACTAGACGGAAAGTCTACCTGATCTAATATCTTGTCGATGCGTGTGCCAGTAGTCTGTCCAGCCGTAGCACTCGCTACTGTCGAGACGTTAGCCATAGCGAATAAGCGGAATGCATCCGAGCATGTAATATCGACATAACCTAATTCCTGACCTACGGGATAGGTGTATTTATAGTCTGTGACATAACCTGAAAACAAGAATGACTGAGTAGTAGGAGTAGTAGCCGCTACGCGGATCTTACGGAGTGGAGTGAGATAGCCGAAGTATGGGCTGGCTGGATTCTGAGGATTGAAGTCACCATTCTGGTCGATGACTCGGACTGTGCAATTACCGGCCTCATAAGTATCGCGCATAATATTGCGACCACGACTGATCTTAATCTGGCGAGTCTGAGAACTGAGATCAATGACGGGCTCAGGGACTTCACTTGATGCGAATTGAGATACGCCTATCACGCCATTGATCGGATCGCCAATAGTAAAGGGGAAGCCGAATGTAGCCCCCTGGCTAAAGTCGAAGGATACCGAGATCGTGGCAGGTAAGGTCATTCCGCACGCATATCAAATCGGTTACTTCTATTGACTGTGTTAAATGATCCAGAGAGTGATGAATTGACGGATGAGTTACGAACTGCGCCGCCTACTACATCGCCGTCAAGATTGACTACTACTGTGATGTCAGGCTGTTTTTGTCCGCTAACACCTGCAAGGAATCCAGCGTCAGGCATGAAAGGATTTACATACGAAGGTACTGTGAATTTAGGTACTGGAGTTCCCAAAACATTGCCGCCAAAATCTACCGTTGGTGGAACCCAGTCAGCGTAAGGGTTAGGCGCTTTAGGTGTAGCGAGAAGTAATGCCGCAAGATCATTCTGTCGCTTGACTGCCTCGCTTAATTGTCCAGATAGTTTAGCCGCTGCCGCTTCATTCTTATCTAGCAAGGCTAACTGAAGATTAAGTGATAGTCGATCGGTCTTACTGATATCGCCTTTAAGCGCTGCCTCGATACCGATACGCTCTAGGTCTATAGTCTTAGAGGCTTTTTGTAGGGCTAAAGACTTCTTCTGTGTGTCTAGAGTCTTCTTCTGTAATGCGGCTAACTCTTTAGCGCGCTTGGTTGCCGCCGCTTCTGCCTGTTTACGAAGGTTGATATTAGGATCTATGTAACCCGGCCGACCAGTATGCTCTGACGCTCTGCCTTCAAGCGGTCTTGCCGCTGCACCTTGTTTAGAAAATTGATCTAAGATTCTTATCAAAGGTGAGTAAGTCTTTAAGAAACCCTGTCCATCCAGACCGCCTAAAATTCCTCCACCCGGCAGAGATTTTAATTGATCAATCATAATCGCCATACCGTAGATGGCATCTCCGAGCCAGATGGAAAGTTCTTGCATAGAATCTGCTAGAGGTTGGATACTGTTACCGCCGCCAGATAATAAGATCATACTGTCTACGAGATTCTTACCGATAATTTCCTGAGCGTTATCGGCTGCCTCGCCCAGTACTCTCATCTGTCCAGAGTAGGTAGTTAATTCTTCAATTCCTGCACCCTTGAAATTATCGCTTAACTTTTCTACTGCGCTATCAAAATCTAAAGTTTTCAATTCTGATTGAGTAAGGCCTAAGTTATATTTACGAAGTCCTCTAGTCTGCCCTGTGTAGGCCGCTGCGAGATCCTGATTGACGGTCAGGAGATCGATGCCTGTACCAGCGGCGATGTCTAGCGAAAGGTTGAGAAGATCCTGAGACTTCGTGGCTGATCCAGTAGTAGTAATTAACTTCTGGAATGCCTCGCGTAGTACTTCGCCTTCTAGTCCGAACTTGGCAGATATGCTATCTAGCCGAGCTTCGATGCCGGGGATCTCAAAGGCTAGTCCGAGATTCTTTACTACTGTTTCTAATCGCCTAGCAGACTTCTCATTCTCGGCGAATGCCTTGACTGCATTCTTACTGAATTGAATTATTTTCTCTGCGCTAAAAGCTGCGAGTAATGTCGCGCCTAACTTCTTTACACCCTTATTCAGTTTGTCAGTAGCACCGCCAGCCTGATCAAAGGCCTTCTTACCCTTGAACTCACCGATAATCGGTATGCGTAGCTCAGCCATTAGATACCTTTCGCATTAAACTTAGCGGCGGCCTTTTCGAGCGCCTTGATAACTCCAGCCTTAGCCTTGCCTTCATCTTCTTTGTAAGCCTTGAACATGGCTCGACCTTGCATCTTTCCTGAGCCTGTAAGCGCGCCTTGTAAGCGTGGAGTAAAGTTCCCTGTGTTGCCAGACTTGCGACCAGCCGTCTCATAGATAGCACCGCCAGCGGTCTTATTATGAATCGATACTGTCTGAACCCAACCTTGACGATTAGGCTTAGTCGGTGTCAGTTTATAGCCCACGCCTCGCCGAGCGATGCTAGCGTCATACTTAGGGAATCGACCATCCTCGCTAGTGCCGACGAAGCCCGAAGGCATAGAGGAATTCGCTGGCATGTAGCCACGAGCCTTCTTAACGAGAGGCTTTAGGAATCCAACCATCTCATCGCGTGTGGCTTTGTCGAGATCAGGATCGAATTGCTTCAGAGCCTTACGAAGCGCACTAGCGCCTTTTAGCTCTGTAGGCATCGTTCTGCTCCTTTGCTCTATCCTTCAACGCTTTCAGAATCATCTGGAGCATTGTCGGATCTAAATCGATTAAAGATTGTGGAGGGATAGCCGTCTCAATGCTCAAGCGAGCGATGAGATAGTGGATGCTATCCCTGCCTAGGCCAAAGGGTCAGACTCTGCAACCTCGACACTTTTTATAGTATCAAGAAAGTCTGGGCCGAATGGCTTGACTGTGACTCCACTTAGTCGAAGGCCTTCATGGAATATTGCGTACACATGTTCTTGCTTTTCATCTTCACGAAACGCACGATGAAACCCTTTTTTAGCATACAGTTCAAACCAGACTTCCAATCGAGGTGTGATCTCAACATTGTGTACTGATCCGTCTGCCATTGTGCCTATCAATTTTGCCATGCTTTGCCCCTTTGTTTAGTTTCTTAGAATGTGCCTGTTGTGGCTACTACTGTAGTACCTGATACGTTAAATGTCAGGCTCTGCATACCGATGTCACCGACTGCGCCGTTGATATCTGTAGTGCTGTTGATAAGGCAGGTCATCGTGTAGAGAGGGTTTGTCGCGCCTACGGCGGTTCCCTTTTCCTGTAGGAGTACTACTGTGACGTTTGTTCCCCATGCGGCTTGCAATGTCGCTAGGACGTTAGCGGTCGCTGTGTCATTGAGAAAGTCGATAGTAACTGATGAAGCTTCTAGACCCTTGACGAACTTATGTCCGCCATCGCCCATTGCTGTTACTTCAAGTTCATCGAAAGTACGATTAAGTGTTACAGATGTAACGTGATCAGAAAGATCGACAGAATTGATCTTCACGCCGACCTTGTTATTTAGAAATACAGCCATGAGATTATTCCTCGTCTTTCTTGGTAGGTGCTGGCTTAGGTGTTGATGGTGCTACCTGCCCGATCTTGATCAGGAAGGCTTCTTGCTCTTTTTCCCACTCGGACATTTTAGCTCCAACTCGTTAGGACTGAGATATTGATATTGCAGGTAAGTAGATCACCTGACACGGCACTTAGGACGGCCGGAGCCGATACCTCTGTGACGTTGTAGGTGTATGAGGATGTAGCGAGTTTATTAAAAACTGCCACGATGTTATCCTCGATCCCGTTTAGGTTGCCTTCGTTATCCAACAATGGAACCATGACGGAAATAGTAAAGTTCGCCATAGGCGATATAGTGGCGTGCCATCCGTTAGACGGCGAGATGTATGGGTCTGAAGGACTCAAAATAACGCTGTTAGCGATGGGTGTAGATGGTGGGAAGGCAAAGACAGAATACTTAGTATTATCTACTAGAGCGGCGGCGAGACCTGTTCTGAGTGTTGATATGGCGGCCATTAGCCCACCATCGATCTCGGATCGAGATAAGGCGCGATAAGGCCACGAACGCGAGCTAGGAGTGTATTGCCCATTCTATAAGGTGAAGGCTGATAGCCATCGATGGTTACTCCACCAGATGATGGCGCTTGGCGTGACTGCCAGATGTCAATAGAGATCATGAGCGCGGCTTCTTGAATTGCTGGTATTGTCGCAGGATCAAGGTACGTATCGCCTGCAAGTCTGCCGTAAGGATTGATCGGATGGCGTGGCGTTACGGCGTTATTGTTGCCCGTAATCGCGTAGGTGATCGAACGAGTGTCAAGACCTGTGATGGTTTTATTGCCGTTATGCTTTGATCCTGCGCCTGTGATATTTACTTGCTGGCCGACATATAATTCTTCAAGGATAGAATCTGCAAAATAAGATGTGCCTGTATTGGCTGTGTTGCTATGCCCAATAATAGAAAGAGTATTAGACCAGATAAATGGTAGCAAGACGTTATCGGCGGCATCTACGACCTCAGTCAAAATTGAGTCCGCATATAATGTGCCAATTCCAAGCGCCGAACGTAATTCAGCGATTGTTGTCAATGCCATGTTTTGATCCTTTCTAAAGACTGGCAGGGGTAAAAGGGCATTACCCCTGCCAGCGACTTAGTTTGGCTTACGCCTTGTTATTCTGGAATGCGCCCGCTGCGACCTTTGTAGCGATTGCGCCATAGCCGTAGTAGCCGATTGTGACCTGACCTGCGGCTGTTGATTCAGCGCGTAGGCGGTAGGTTGGGCTCTCGTACCATGTGTAAGCATCTGGGTTTACGATGAGGATAGTTCCATCTCCATCGCCAGCGTTTGTAGGATCGACGTAGAGGTTAAGACCTGCAACGTTACCTGTGAGTGATGTAGGTGCTACAACTCCGCCTGCGTTCATTGGCTGTGAAGCTGTGTAGATTGGACGGCCTGCATCGTTAAGTGACATGATGTTAGACCATTGTCCTGTAGATACAACCATGTTACGAGCGAATGGATTAGCAAGTCCT